TCGATCCTCTGGCGCTCATGCGGACGCCCCACGAGGTCATTCGTGCGCTCTACGATGGAGCTAAGAAACTGAACGAACGGAGACGCGCTCAACATGGCTAGCACCTCGGGGACGTTCGGCTACCGCTTAGGCGATGGAGTCGCCGGAGCAGTCAAAGTAGAAGGACTCTCGAAGATTCGCCGCGACCTCCGTTCTCTCGGAGGCGACCTCGATCTCGTGAAAGGCGAGTTTCTCGAGACGAATAAGAAAGTCGCCGAAGTCGTCCTGGGGGATGCGAAGCGCTTCGTCCCGGTGCTCTCTGGAGCTCTCGCGAACTCTATGAAGAACGCCTCCACGAAGACCGCTGCGAAGATTCGAGTCGGCTCTTCCGGTGGCTCTAAGCGCTCCGGGAGTGCGGCGTCCGGTGATCTCGTCGAGTATGCCGGGCCGATTCACTTCGGCTGGCCGAAGCGTCGAATCAAGCCGAACCCGTTCATCTACGAGGCGACCGACACTCGTCGAGGCGAGATCGCGAACCTCTACGCCGAACGCATAACATCCGTCCGCAATAAGTACGACCTCTAATCATGGCCAAACCGATCACCGTCTCCATCGTCGGCAACGCCGGCCCGCTCAAGAAGTCCCTCGACGAAGCCGACGGAGCTCTCGGCAAGTTCGGCGGAGCCGTTCAGAAACTCGGACTCGCCGCAGCCGCAGGCGTCGGAGCTCTCGCCGCTGGGATCGGCTTCGCCGCGAAGCAAGCCGCAGACGACCAGAAGTCATTCGAGCAGCTCGCGGTCACGATGCGCAACGTCACCGGGGCATCCGAGGAGATGGTGAAGTCGATCGACGACCAGCTCGGCGCGATGAGTCTCGCGACCGGCGTCGCAGACGACAAACTCCGCCCAGCTTACGAGGCACTACTTCGAGGAACGAAAAACACAGAAACCGCACTCCGGGACATGACTCTCGTCCTCGACATCTCTACCGCGCTCCAAACCGATCAGACGACCATCGCCGACGCACTCGCGAAAGCGTACGAAGGCAACTTCCGGGCGCTTCGCAGCCTCTCCCCGGAGATGGCAACGATGATAAAAGAAGGCGCCTCGATGGACGAAGTCATGAAGGTGCTCGCAGATACCTTCGGAGGCTCTGCAGCAGCAGCCGCAGGAACCTTCTCCGGACAAGTCGACAGACTCAAAGTCTTCTTCGGTGAGCTCGTCGAACAAGTCGGATACTACGTCCTCCCGGTGCTCTCCAAGATCGCCCAGTTCATCGTCGAAGACGTCGTCCCAGCGTTCCAGAAACTTGTCGACAAGTACGGCCCAGCACTAGCAGCTATCTTCGAGAAGATCGCCATCTTTATCGGGGACAAAGTCGTTCCGGTCATCCGAGACAGACTCCTCCCGTTCATTCAGCAAGTCGCCGAGTTCATCGGCGAGAAACTCGTCCCGGTCATCCGTGACGTCGCGATCAAAGTCTTCGACGGACTGAGCCAAATCTTCGAGAAGGTATCCGACAAGATACAAGAGAACTCGGGGAACATTCAGAAGATGCGCGACTTCTTCGGCGACCTCATCAAGTTCGTGACTACCTACGTCGCCCCAACACTGACAAAAGTCCTCGGAGTCGCCTTCGACGTCGTAGGAAAAGCGATTGGCCCGGTGATCGACGTCGTCTTTACATTCATGGGAGCGCTCTCATCGCTCGGCTCATTCGTGCTCAAGATCGCAGGATTCCTCGTCGGCACATTCGAGAAAGCCGTGAACGGAATCATCGACGTCGTGAACTTCGCGATCCGTCAAGCGAACAAACTGAACCCGTTCGAGAACATCCCGGAGATCGGTAAAGTGTCGATCTCGAGCTCGTTCGGTGCAGCTCCTAGCGCACCATCAGCTCCCGGAGCAGCAGTCCCCGACCGCCTCGACCGCATGGAGTCGGGCGCCTCGTCGATGCCATCGTTCACTATCCCGCCAGTCGGAGGCGGCACGTCCACCGGCGGCGGAGGCGGCGGAGGCGGCGGCGGAGGCGGCGGAGGAGCTGCGACAAGTCCATTCGATCCGAGCGCCTACGACGCAAAGAATCGCTATTACACGATGCCGGCGGAACTCTCATCCGCTTACGCAGCGAAGAGCCGATTCTACGAGATTCCATCCGCGCTAGACGCCGCTTACGCACCGAAGCAAGCCGTCTACAACGTCACCGTCAACACGGTAACGGCGGACGCGAACCTTCCGAATCTCGTCGTCGAAGCTCTCCAGACTTATAACCTCGTCTCCGGGCCGTTAGACGTTCAGATAGCAGTCTGAGCCATGCCCGCGAACATCATCACCGGCGGGACGCTCACCGTAGAGCTCGACGTCGGCTTCGGCGACGGCTTCACACTCGACGACACTCAGCAAGGAATCCTAAACGGGACGACCTACGTTCTCGACGGCGTCGATCAGTTCGCCGAGATCGACGTCGTCTCCGTCAACATCGACCGCGGGAAGAAGTCAGTCCTCGACTCGATAGCCCCGGGACGAGCCACGATCATCGCCCGCGACACGACTCGAGCCTTCGACCCGTATAACGAAGCCAGCATCTACTGGGACGAGTTCGATGACACCCCGGGACTCTCCCCTCTGCGTCAGATACGCATCACCCGAAACTCGACAGTCATCTTCCGAGGTCGAGTCGTGGACTTCACCTATGACTACGTCGGCCCGAAAGCCATCCCCCAAGTGACGATCATCGCAGCCGACGACCTCTTCATCCTCTCGAACTCATTCCTCAACGCCTTCACGCCCTCTCAAGAGCTCTCCTCGGCTCGAGTCTCGACCATCCTCGACCGAACCGAAGTCGGCTGGAGCGCCTCCCTCCGAGACATTACGACCGGGACGACAACACTCGGGAACTATGCGATCGCCGAAGGCACAAACGCCCTCGACTACCTTCGCAAAATAGACGCAGCCGAACGCGGTCGAATCTTCGTCCGAGCATCAGACGGCGACCTCGTCTTCCAGCCTCGAATCGGAAACACGCTCTCCGCTCCGAGCGTCACCTTCGCCGACGACGGCACAAACACGCCCTACCGGGAAGTCTTCGTCGACTTCACGGTCGACTCCGTCCTCAACCGGGTGACCGTGCAACGCCCCGGAGGAACCGCCCAGACTGCCACCGACCCGACCTCGATCGCCCTCTACTTCACGCAGGCCGAAAGCATCACCGACTCCCTCCTCTCCACAGACACTCAAGCGCTCACGCTCGCGAACTACCTCCTCGAAGGCTCCCCGGAGCCACGATTCTCAGGCGTCACTACCTTCTTCGGCTCCCTCACTACCGGGCAGAAGAACGCGGTCGCAGCCGTCGAGATCGGTGAAACGATCGCAGTCACTCGCACGTTCACGACCGGCTCCCCGCTCACCGTCACCGAAGAGCTCACCGTCGAAGGCATCTCCCACCGGATCGACCTACGCGGCGAGACGGTCACGTTCTACACCGCTCCGACGACCATCGTCTATGCCCTCCTCCTCGACGACAGCCTCCGGGGACGCATCGACGCGGATAACGTCCTCACCTAGTCGGCTAGGCTCTTAGCACTATGACGACTCCGTTCCCGTTCTCGGCTGGAGCCGTGCTCACAGCTCAGCAGCTCAACGACATAACGAACCTCCCGATCAACGATCAGACGGCCTCCTACGTGCTCGTCGTCGGAGATGCCGGGAAGCGCGTCATCATGAACGACGCCTCCGCGAACACTGTCACGGTGAATAACTCGATCTTCACCGCGGGAGATACCGTCGAAGTTCTCAACAAAGGCGCCGGAGCGACGACGATCACCGCAGGCGCAGGCGTGACACTCAACGGACTCTCGCTCGTGCTCTCGCAGTATCAGGGCGCTTCGATAGTATTCCTCTCGGCATCATCAGCGCTAGTATTCCCGACAGGTGGAGCAGTGAAGACGACAAAGGTAACAGCGTTCACCGCTAGCGGCACGTTTACGCCGCCTACTGGCGTCGTTCATGCGATCGCCCACGTTCGCGGCGGCGGCGGTAGCACAGGCACAGCAAGCACCGCCGCCGGCGGCAATAGTTCGGTGGCGTTTTCAGGTGGCACCGTTACCGCAACAGGCGGCGCCGCCGCGCCGCTAATGCTTGCTCATGGGTTTTACAAAGTTACGGCCGGAACAGTCAATAGCGGAAACGGCGCGGCGGGTTCTCAGTTCCGAGGCGCGGACGTTACAGACAGTTCGGTTACATTTGGCGGCGACGGTGCTTACATTGTCGCAGGCGGTGCAGTAACACCCGGTACGGGCATCACTGTTACGGTCGGCGCGGGTGGCACCGCTGGTACTAATGGCGCGGCAGGCGGTAGTGGCTACGTATGGATCGAGTACGCAGAGTAGGACATCATGGAAAGAACAGTCGCAGTCGTCGCCCCAGATACGAAGAACGGCGTCGTCGTCAACGTCGAAGTCGTCGCCTCGGACTGGACGAACACCGATCCGCAGCACCTCATCGAGTACGACGCCGAGCATCCTGCCGCTATCGGCTGGCAAGTAGTGAACGGGAAAGTCATCGTCCCGCCACCGCCACCGGAGCCAGAAGATGCAGCTCTCTAACAGTCAGAAAGCCGCGCTCACTTCGTACGCTCGAAGCGTTGTCGCCGCAGTGATCGCAGTCGCCTCGACCGGCAACTACGCCCCGGATGATCTCGTCAAGGCTGCGGTCGCAGCTCTTCTACCTCCTCTCATGCGATGGGCTAACCCGAAGGACGCTGCGTTCGGTCGTGGCGTCGAATAGTCTCCCCGTCCGCAGATTCGTTCTTCCTACTGGCCTCAAAGGTCAGCAGAACGGAAAGCTCTCGCCCGATCTTCTTACCGCGATTCGTCCCTCCGGCTTCCTCTATCTGACTGCGGCGGCATCATGGGCGGCGATGAAGAAAGCCGCGAAGCTCGACGGAGTCGTCCTCAAGCCGACCTCCGCCTTCGACGCCTACCGTCCCTACTCAGTGCAGGAAGCCGTCTTCCTTCAGCGCTACACGAAGACGCCACTCGCCGGACGTCCGACCCGGACATGGAACGGGGCGACATGGTACCTAAAGCCCGGACTAGCTCCCCTTGCCACGCCGGGTACCTCTAATCATGGCTGGGGCTGCGCGGTAGACATCTGGAACGTCGGACAGAACGGGCGCCTCGAATGGCTCCTCGCACACTGCGACGAGTTCGGCTGGAGCTGGGAAGTGCAGTCCGAACCGTGGCACATTCGGTACGTCCTCGGCGAAAGCCTCCCCTCCGGAGTAAACCTATGACGGAAACCGTCCTCGTCGCCATCATCGCAGCGTTCGGAGTGATTGCCGCAGGCCTCCCGGCAGCTCTCATCGAGCGCGCACGACGCGAAAATGCCACCGATCACGCCTTCGTTCGGCGTACGCTGGAACAGATCGACGATCACCTCAACGAAATCGAGGACTCGCTCGACGAAGCTACGGAAGCACTAATCCAACACATCGACGACGAGGAGGCTCATAGTGGGGATTCTGGACGAACTTCATCCGACTAAAACTCATCACGCCATCATCAACGAGTTTCTAGACGCACAAACGAAGAAGGATCGGGAGGAATGGCTCGAAGCATTACGTCGAGCCGACATCTACTCGACCCGGTCGATTCTCGACCTCATGATCTCTAAAGGCTTGCAAGGCGTCAACGAGAACGGACTCACTCGATACCGAAGAAAGCTAGAGGGCTATGCCTCTGCGAGATGAACTCGACCATCTGAAGATCATCGAAGAGCTTCAGTCGACGCTCAAGAAGACGCAACGAAAGCTCGCAACGAAAGAAGCCGCCCGGGACC